ACATTGGAAGCTTCAAATAAGACATTGGAAGCTTCAAATAAGACATTGGAAGCTTCAAATAAGACATTGGAAGCTTCAAATAATACATTGGAAGCTTCGCCAGTTACATCTGCCAGTATTGTTGATGGCATTATGAATAAGTTTGGCAAGAAAGGCGACGACTATATTACTGCATTTGACAGAGCTCCTAAAGATGTTGATGGTGCTATAGTAATGAAAAATGGCTCTAAAGTCTATTTCTAACAGGAGATGATAAAATGGAAGAAACAAAAATACTTTACATTATCAAGAATAAGCTTATTGAACTTGGCTATATTGTTGATGACGGTTCTATGAAAATACGTTCTATAGCAAATAGAGCGTATGTTATACCGGGCGAAGGCTATCCTGAAGGCTATGGAATCAAACCCGCATATATATGTTGTTTTACTATAAATGATGACTACATTATTCACGTAGTAATAGAATTACATAATATGCGCGTACTACATTGTAAACTGTGGATACAAACGTCTTATTATTTTAGAGATAACACTTTTGATATTTTATTATATGAGGAGTCATAGAATGAAAAAGAAAACAATAAAGCAAATCAATTTTGAAAAAATCCAAGGTAACAAATGGGAACAGCTGAAAATGTTCATTCAGATGTGTAAGTTTGCTAAAGTAAACGGCGCATTTGGCGGGAATGGAATTACCAAACAAGACCTATATGATAAAGGAATGACTGATGACATTTTCAATTGGTTGAAGAAGTATCATTATTGTAATGAACAAAAAGAAGGTAAGCCACTTTGGATCGCAATCAATGGTAACCGTTTTTACCCTGAACAAACAGTACAAAATCTTGAAAAAAGTATGCAAGAATTTGAGAAAAATCATACTAAATGATAATATATTTATAGGAGGATAAAATGGAAGTAACAGAAGCAGATGTATTTTTGGGAATGCTCGAAAGAGCTGAGAAAAGAGCTGAAGAAGCTAAGGTAAAGGATTCTGAAAAAGAAGAAAAACTTGTAGAAAAAATTGAACTTTTCTAAATAGTCCTTTATATTATATTTGTACAATAAAGCAAGGAGTTGCGAATGAAAAAATTATTCTTATCAATTATCTTATCAATTATCACAATCACAAACATTTCAGCTTTTACAATTGTAAAAGAAACAAACACAAAGACGGCCTGGGAGTCTAGGGAACATTGGCAACAGGACATAAGTGATGACGCTTTTAGAGTTATGAAAAAGTACCAAAAGAAAGGTTACAACTTTGTAATGATACATAAATTTGATGTTGTTGGTTCTGAAAGTTATCACTATGACAGTGTTACTAAAACTATGAGCCCAAAATACTCTAGACCAAAAGCAGTATTTTACCTTGTATTTTTCGAAGACTATAATGACTTTTTCAAATATGCATTCATCTATAGAGTAATAAATCCAACATATGCAACAAAGGTTGACTATCTACGCTTCTTCAACGAGAATGTATTTAGCATGGAGGAATAAAAGTTGTGGAACTGAGTGAAATTAGAGAACTAGCAAAAGAAAGACTGGATTGGAAACCAACTTGTGTTTTTCTTATTAGAGAAATCAATTCAGTCAAATTCTATGGTGTCAACGGCTCGAATAATAAACTTAGAGCTGTTGTTGTTTATAACAAAGACTTAGGTGAGATTGAGATTATAGAATGACAAGTATGAAAGAGTATCTTGTTTTAGCAGCTTTCTTAGAAAGATATGAAGTCTACGTTAGAGAAGCTGAGTTGTTACCTTTCATGATAGCAACTGAGCAAGGCTGTTATCCTCTTAGTAATAGAGACTACCAAATGTTGTACAATCTCATAAATGAGTATGGAAAATAGAAGCATTACTAACTATTATGAGGTGATTTTATGAAAAAAGATTGTAATTATAATGAGTTTTTTCATCGATGGAAAACTGTTACAGCTTCAGAAGATGAAAAGAAAATGAGAAAAGAATATGTAGCCTTTGAACAGTTTAGGTGTAAAAAAGGTTTGAATGTTCCTACAGCTCTAAGACTATGGTTTGAAGATGGAGAATAAGATGAATGAGAAACTCAAAAAAATCTTTACAAAAATTGGTGCTTTCTTTGCTGCTATTTTTGGTGCCTTTATCACCGGCTTTATCACAAGAAAAGTATTACAAGATAACAGAACAGCAGATGATAGAGTTAGAACAGACATTGGAAAACTACAAGACGTTGGAACAGAATTACATAACAATAACGAAAGATTTGAAGGACTCTTATCAGAAATTAGAGAAAACAACAAATCGTAAGATTGTTACTAATTGTATAGTTGTCGGCGGTATAACATTTTCTGTAGGAATAACTGCAGGACTTGTTATAGGTTGTTTATGCTGTAAATAGGAGATAAAGATATGGTATACGAGTTTTACTGTGATAATTGTAAAAAAGACTTTGATGTTGAAATTCCAATTGCTGAATACGATGTTGAGAAAACAAATCAAACTTGTCCAATTTGTAAAGGACCAATTAGACGAGTTATTGTTTGGAATGGACCTGCTTCTATAAATGGTGGTTATGAAGCAGTTGCTGGAAAAGCAAAGTGGCAATAATTATATAGGAGAATAGAATGTTAGTAGTATTAGGTATTTTACTTATTGGTGTATTAGGCTTAGCAGTTTCGCTAGGCATTAGTCTTTATAAAGAAAGTAAAGAGGAGAAATAGAGTGAAAGCAATTCAAGATGAAGCAAGAATTATTGGAGAAAATGGCTGCCTAGCATTTGTCTATGCAAACATTGTAGAACAAATTCACGTTGATGGTTGGGATCCTTCCACACTACCTTGTCAACTAAAACTCTTCGCAGATGTAATAGATGGTATGTTGTCAGGTCATATATCAGAAGGTGATTGTTATGTAAAAGATGCTGAAAAGTATATGCATTATTTGGATCCTAAACATAAGTACAGAGTTACTAAGAAAGATATAAAGTCAATGAAAGACTTGAGAGGTGAAATTGGCGCAGTTCGTTTTGACCATAATGGTAAAAGTCATTGGGTTGGTTTTGCCGATGGCACTGTCGTATTTGACAGTCTAACAGATTCAGTTTGCAGAAAATATGGTTTACCAACAACAGCAAGAATAGTGGAGATAGATAGATGATAGTAGAAGAAGTATTGAAAATTCAGCCTTTAGACGGCCGTGTTATTATAAAAGAAGTAAGAGAACAGAAAGTCGGTAAAATTATTTTATCAACTCAATCTCAGGAAAAATCAACATTCGCTGAAGTAATTGCTTCAGACTCAGATGCAGTCAAAGTCGGAATGAAAGTATTAGTTGATAAGTATGCAGGCACAACATTACTTGACACCGACTCAGAAGTTTATACAATTTTACAAGATATTGACATTTTAGGAATCTTAGAAGATGAGTAACGCTGCATCTTTATTAGGATTGGCTAGATTTCAAGCTCTAGCTAATTCTATAGAAGTAAAGAAAGATCCTGCATTTGATGAAGACTTTATAATTTACATTGATGGTGAAATGGTAACAATTGGAGACTTGGTAAGATTATGGCAAGAAGTAAGAAAGCAAACAAAGAAAATAGACGAAGCGCTAACAAAAAACAAAGTGGAAAACAAGGCGGAAAACAAAGTGGAAAACAAAGTGGAAAACAAAGTGGAAAAATCACCCAGAAAGAAAAGACAAAGTTTAGAGCAACCAAAGAATGGAGAGATTTTAGAAAACAGCTCAAAGAAAAGCAAAAAGTCGACCCGCTCTCCCTCAAGTCACTAACAAAAACGTGTAATTGTCATCATAGAGACTTAGATGCAACTCATTATACAGACATTTCAAATGAAGAACATTTTGTTATGGTAAATAATTACAGCCATAAATGCCTTCATTATTTATACAACATCTATAAAAATGACAAAGATGTAATAAAAAGATTGGAATTAGAATTAGAAAAAATGTACAAAATAAACTGTACGAACTAACTGTATAACAGCTTCTTGTGGAGCTGTCCATTTTATATCACCTTCTATTACTTTTCCTCCTTCTCATTTTCGGGAAGGAGGTTTTTTATTGACTAATGAGATGATTGTTTATAAGGTATTGAGTGTAAGCATATCTTAGAGCATCAAGCGAGTCTGGGTGGAATACTTCATTATCAATTTCATAAATACATTCTTCTTTTTCAGAGTCCCATTTCCAAACAGTTCTTTCACACTCATCATCAATTGAGCCGCCTTTCATAATAAGAATATCACCAGAAGCAAGAGCGTCTTTCATTAGACGGAGAGTATAATCTTTATCATTTTTATAGGCATTCTCAATGTTTGTTACGCCTTGATTGTAAATGTCAGCAGCAATAGATGGTTCATTAGTATCGCAAACAACCTTGATGTTTTCTATAGGGAGGGAGAACTTTGCCTGTATCATTGTTGTTTTAGCTTTAGCAGCAGCAACAATGTCAGTGGCTTTCATTTGTCTTTCTTTTGTTTCCAAATAAACATAACATTGTCCTTGGTTGTCAACTAACAAAGGTATAATAGCTGTAGCATCTTTGAAACCAAAGTCGAGCCCAATAAAGCATTGAACAATGTTCTTCGGCTCTTCTTCATAGTATTTTCTAACACCAAATGGCATTCTGTTTTTATCGTGAACTACTAAACCTAAGTACTCTCTTTGGAATGTAATGTTATCTTCTGTCCAGTTGTTATCTTTCAATACTTCTTCAAGAGCGTGTTCATAGTCTGGGATTGTGATATTGTCTTTCATTGTAGCTTTATGAACAGACCAAGTACCATCTGTAATTGCATCTTCCCAGTATGTACCAGCAGATAAAGGACCTGTACCTGCCAGCATCAATAAGCCATTTCTACCTTTTACAATTGGCCCAATAATTGAGTTTACAAGATATAATAATGCTTGCTGTGACTGACATTCATCAATTACAAACATAGAAGCGTCAAGACCACGAAGCTTTTCTCTGTCAGCTTTGCTATTATTTCCCCAAAGTTTGATAGAAGCGCCATTAGCAAATGTTATAGTGTATGAGCCATTGTCAATCTTTTTTACGGGAGCGTGGACTTTCTCAATAGTTGTTTTTAGAATGTCCCAAATAACAGCGGCTGCTTTCTCAATAGTGAGTCCAATATAAATTGCTTGTCTATATTTCTTTACGCCGTTGAACTCATCGTATCCTTCAAGACAATGAGCAATCATTTGAGAAGCAACTTCATATGACTTACCTGCACGACGACCAGCAATAAGAACAATTCTTTTAGCTAAGTCTTTGAATACGTCTCTCTGCCAAGGCATAAGATTTTTATGTAGAAGATACTCTGTATAGTCTTTATCTCCTGCAGTCTTTGCTTGGAAGTAATTATTAGATTGGTTTGCTAACACTTGAAACTTCTTTACAGTTTCCAATGCCATATTTGAATCTTTTGTTATATTTGCTTCTGCAGTTTTTAGTGTTTTCTCTAAGATGTGAGATAGATGGGATCCACCAGTAATTTTACCAGTGCTCATATATTCACTTATTCCTAAATACAAGTCGTCAACAGCGTCATAGTCAGGTCTATTTCTAACTAAGTTGCCATTGACATAAACTGTATTATTGTCAACTACAATTTGTGTTTTCTTTCCTTTTGCCATAACTTCCAGTTTCTCCTTAGTTTCTTCTCATTGGAGCTCCTGGGATGTTTGAAGTAGGCTCAAGACCAGCAGAAATATATGAAATAGCTGCCAAGTCATCTGAGTGAATTGTCACTCTAAATGAAGTACCAATGTTGTCTTTTGGAGTTACTCTCATTCTAAAGAGCTTGCCTTTCCACATACCTTTTGAGAGCTCGTAAGTTACTGTTTCTGTTTTTGTTTCTTCTCCATTTCTAATTTCAACTGTTATGTCAATCTTCTGTTCGTCTGTAATTCTATATAACATAACGTCTATATATGAGTATTTGGTCAATGTCCCATCATCGCCAATCCATTCTGTTTCAAGATGAAGAGGCATAATGTTATCAAATGAATGTGGCTTGAATGAATAATAACCAATAACAGATTTATTATCGCCTACATAAACTAATGCAACGCCATCGGCTGTTGTGTTCAAAGAGATTGATACATCATCTGAAACAGTAAGAGGAACCATAAATGAGTCTTTTTGTGTTCTACAAATAAGGTATCTGTTGTAACTGTTGTAATAATCATCTTCATCAGTGTTGTTATAAGAGAACAAAAGATATAAAGCTTGTTCTTTTGAAGAATAAACAGAGTCTAACAAATTATCAAACTTACTAAAACTGTCAGCTGCTTGCATTGTGTTAGAACCTGTAAATACATACAGCTTCTTTTCCCAGTCTGACCAGAAATAAGCTTCTGTACCACTGTTACACAAGAACTGCATTCCTAAAGCATAACATACGAATTCATTCTGAGTCAATTGGTTTGTTCCACCAATGTAATAAATTGCCTGTCCGTCATAGTAGTAAGAGTTGGTGTAGATGGTAAAAATCTGATTACCATAATAAACTTGCTGGGCTGAGTTGAACACTAAGAATGTTACATTGTTCTTATTATAAAGCTGAGCAGTATAATTGCTGTCAAGCTCAATTGTTGGTGTTACATAATTGGCACCCAAGATTGATGAACCAATAGCGATAGGGAATATAATAATCTCTGCTGTCAACCACCAACTGTTGTCTGCCAAATTATCTTTGAATGTTTCAGTCTTGTAGTTGGAGAAGTCTTTCCAACTAGTAGTATAAATGTAAACTGGACTTTCATTTATCATATATGTCCAAGTAACTTGAGCAGAAGACTCAACCACATCATTTCTTATATATGTTGTCTTATATGTAACATCAGTAGATGCAAGATTGTGAGTAAAGTAAACATCTACTTCTTCTGAGGTGAATAAGTTTACAATATAAGGAGCAATAAGAGGGTTTCTGTTGTTTATTACTTCTTGATTGAACTTATCAATGTCTGAGCTGTCAACATAAATTGGTACATTTACTGCAGGTAACAAATAAGATGCTGAGACTGATTTATCATCCAAGTTGGTATTATAACCAGCTCCTAACAAGAATGCATCATTAGCTGATGAACCTGAGTTTGGCATATATATATCCAAACTTGCTACTAAGTCATTGTTTATTTCGCATTCATTACAATAAGGATTTGCACCTCTTACATAATCGAGAGTTCCATCTCTGTTTTCTTTTATAAAGTTGTTTTCAACTAAAAGATTTGTTTTGAATACATAATCTGCTACTTTCTCAATATGAACGTTTTGAAGGTTTGAGCCAATGCTTTCAATAAAGAAAACTTCTTTGTCAATTACAACATTTGTGTAAGCAGAATCTTGAACAGTCCAAGTGTAGTGTTCAATTTCATCTGACGGAGTAGCAATAAGACAATGATTGTAAGAGATTGAAATAGGAAGCCCGTTATATCTCTGCAATCTTATATTGTCTGTCAACTTTTGACTTGTAGGAAGAGAGTTTATAAAACCATCATCAATGTTTCCTCCGATGGAATAACAAAATGTTGGATATGTATTGTTCTTTATATTTGTTTCTGTAAGGTTTATCAATCTACCATATGTTGGCATTATAGAATACAAGTTTACCAAAGAAGACCAAACAGATGAGTCTGCTGGTGTTTCATTATCATTAGGTAAGAATGCATTTATAATAGAAGCGTCTGCTGCTGAATTGACAACTGAATACTTACTCCCTACATCAAGAGGATAAACATTTTGAGTAGTCTTTTTGACATCATATACATTTGTTTTGCCAATAAAAGGACGAGCGTCTGTTGTTAGATTGTAACGTGAATCTGCAGTTGTAGAGACTACCGCGTTTATACCTCTCTGCTGTAAGATAAAGCGAGAATAGCCTTTTCCATAATCGTAAGTCTTTCCTCTGTTATATCTTTTATTTGTAAAAATACAAGTATTTGGGAATACATCTTTTTCTATAGAATCGTAAGAGTTTCCAGACTGTCCTAAATCTCCAAAGTCTTGAGTTGGATCATTGATTGTCCAAGTAAAGTCATAGATGGTATTACTTTCTAAACAGTTAGGCAACATTATGCTGATTGCATTTCCTACATTATAACCTGCGTACCAAGTAGAAGTAAGAACTCTTTTAGGTAATTTACCAAATACTTCTGTTTTAGTATCTGAATATGATGTTGGCGCTATAAGAGCATTTACATTATATTCAACTGTATCACCAATACCTGCAATTTGCCATCTAAGAACACCATTAGGCATTTCATAAACTTGCCACAATGTACCTCTTTCAGCATCTGATAAATGAGGTAAAGGTTCACCAGAAACCATACCTTCTTCATCTACACAACCAAAAAATTCTATTGGTGAGTTGTTATTATTGAAACACCAGCATTTTCTTTGGTCATTGTAATCAGCACCAAAAATAAAATTGGATCCAACTCTAGCACCATTATTGATTGGGCCTGAAAGGCAGAAGTTTTTATAATAAGAAACTGACTCATCAATAGTCATTGTTTTTGTATATCTTAGTGCTGAAGTATAAGTAGCATTGTCAAAGTCGGGTATGATTTGATAAATCTTATGAGTTCTTGTTGTTGTAGTTCCTGAAGTAGATGACTCAACAGATGAATAATATGGTGCTACATAATTAGAATTTATAGCACATTTGAGAATAAAAACAGCGTGATTACCATCATCATCACAAATATAAATTGGTGAGTTTTCGCTGAAAGTATATTTACCACTTGAGAAGTAAGCAAGGCGGCCACAAAGATAAAAGCCACCGTTCGACTTTACGACATAAAGAATCATTGAAGTTCTACCAGTACCATACTTTTGAATACCAATGTCTACAATTTCACCTGAAATAGGAGGCTCTATTTTTGTTTTAGCTCTGATACATTTGTCAGTTGTCAAAGCAACAGTACGACCATTTATCTCCACGCTGGAACCTGTAAGAGTAAGCGCTAAGTCAGCCCCAATTGTTGTTGGAAAGTTGGAACTTTCTTTATATTTCAAATTAGACAACACTCCATTGAAGACCAAACTATTTTTGTACTTATAAGCAGGAGATTCATTCTTCTGAGTTATGTCGTAAGAGTCTGTGTCAATTCTAGTGTCCAATGGTAAAATTACATTCTGCATTCGTATAATTCCTCATCTACTTCATCTATGATGGCGTCAATGTCCATTTCATAACTTTTTGACTTGAAATATGATCCTTCATACAATGCATCTAATGATACAGTTTCTCTATATTTTGGCATATAATATTGCATAGATGCCCACCAAATCATTGTTTTGAAGTATTCATATTTATAAGGTTGCCCTTTTATAAATCTTTTTACAAGAGTCAATGTTATATCATCAACAATCATATCTAAATTTGATACGAAATGATTATTACTTCTTTTCTTTACTGCTGACTCAACAGCAGATCTGAAAATAGGATACATCTTCCAGACAATTTCTTTTCTTTTGTCTAAATCCGTTTCCTCAAAGTATTCATCTTGTAATTTGTAAAATGCTTCTTCCTGTTCATCAATTTCAACTTTACTCAATTTCATCAATCTTTACTCCTGCTTTACTCTTGCTTTGCTCTTGCTTTATTCTCGCTTGTCTCTAATTTTTTCTACAACCTTATCAGCTGCATTGCCAATGAAATACGATACTGGCACAGAGCACAATATCTTAGCTAATTCATCAAATTCTGTTTTTCCAGTAAAAACAATGAATGATATGATAACCAAAACCCAAGCTGATATTATAACTCTACTTGATGTCAATTTTATTGCCAATCTTTTTAGTACTTCTTTCATTATTGTTTTATCCTGTTCTCAATTAGTAATGTTACCTTTGTAGATATTTCAGCTAATGTTCTGGCAATATCATTCAAAGCTTTTGTTGTGTCACTCTGTTCAACTTTCAGGTCGTGGATGTCATTACTGTTTTCTTCAATCTGTTTCATCTGTTTACCTAAATCAATGAATATCTTTATCAACGGTAGTAAAAATAGTACTGTTGAAATAATTCCGTAAACCACAAGAGGTGTCATCAAATAAACTCCTTTATCATTATATAATATTAGTAAGTGCATTATATGTTGAATGATTGATATACACAACTATTTTTATAACTATCTAAGATTGGTTGTGGTAATTGCTGAAACACTTTATCAATGTCGGCTGACTTTGTTTCTTTTATTTCATTCCACCATTGTTCAAATGTCAAATGAGGAAACTTAGTCAACTGTTTAGCTTTGAATTGAACTAAGAATGTTTTTTCTAAAATATCATAATCAACTTCAAATCTTTTGTATACATTGAGAAACCACCATTTACTAATCTCTCTATTCAAATCATAAAACTCTGGGTATTGTTCTCTTGCTTCTTCTTCTGTAAAGAAATGAGAAACCATCATCTCTACAGCTGTTCTTTTTATATTAGGGTTGTAAGGATTTTTCTTTTCAACAAACTCAATCGCTGACTTATAAGCTATAGCAGCTCCAATTTGACAAGTACCAAAATTGTATGTAGGAATGTCATTGCCTTCAGCTTTTGTTCTTGTAATAGAATGTTCACTTCCTTCAGACCAAATATAAACTGGTTCATCGATTGCTGATATAGTAAGGTTGGTTCCTTCTATAAGCATCTTTGTACATTGAACCATATAAGAGTCTTCCATACTTCTAATGTTATGAAACCTTATTCCTGTCTCTTTCAAAAAGGCTGTTCTATAAACTCTACCAAAACACCAAGGATGCCAAGGATCATTGCTTCCACCTCTAGGCATAAATCTAATTGTACTCCCTATTTTATGAGGAGATAAAAATATACCCAATGTTTCAATGCAATTTGGATTGTTGAATGGTTCCAAAAGTTTATAAAGAGAATAAGGTTCATAAAGAACATCATCAGCATCAATAAATGTTACGAAGTCTTCTGTAACTAAATCTAACCCTTTGTTTCTTGCTACTCCAGGGCCTTCATTTTTAGTGAATGGAATTATTGTTACATCATTAGACTGGAATTCTTCATAAGAAGAGTCATCATCAATTGAGAGGTAAATATGGTAATCTACCTCTCTTTGAAGTCTTATAGATGTAAGTAATTCCTTTAGAGTTTTCTGTGCTTTATAACAAGGAATTACTATGGCAATCATTTACTATGTCTCTTCTGCCAAGCTGCTACTTGTTTTGACTGAAGGCAGTTGAACTGGTCAAACTCAAGCTTTCTTGCTTCTTCCAACATTTTGTTATAAGAGTATGTAAACCATCTGCATTCTTTATCCATATAATCGAAGAATGAGCCTTCCCAAGTATTATGGATATGAGCATCTGAACGGTGGAGAACAGCTTCATATTCTGATACAATGTCATTGAACTGTATTTCATCATAGAATGTGTTTTTCAATTCAGCGCGGAGCTGACGGCAATTATCTCTCAATAAAATCCAATCTTCTTCTAAAGGATTATAAGGATTAGGTGACTTACTAGAAGCACCAACTGTCCAAATAAAATCATACAAGTTGAAGAATGAATAAAGACACATATTGAGTAAACGATGTTTCATAAACTCATCTGTTTCTGCTGTAATGTTGTTCTTCTGATTATATTCTTTCATAAACTGGTAAATGCAATTAGAAGATGCCATTGTTGAACCTGCAAGATGTTGTCCATAATAAGGATCTCTTCTTGAAAGGCTGTCATAATTTGGTACCCAGAAGCCACAGATGAAGTCCCTTGTCATTACTCTTTGCCATTTATTCTCTTCGTGTTCACAACAATAGTCAAACATATTTACAAATAAATAATCTTCACCTTGTCGTCTATTGATGTCATTTTTGTAAACATTTTCTAATGTAAGGTTATGCTGTTCCATAAAGTCGGAGTTCCAACATCTACCTTGAACCCAAATAGAGAAAACATCTTTACCAATATCGTTTTGATAATGATGACAATCAAAACTTCTGAATGTTGCTCCAATACAAGCAATAGGTTTGTAATTGTCTTTTTTCTGTTCATTATCTTGAATGATGTCCCAATACTTTCTTACGCAGTTTGGCGCAAGTATATCATCACAGTCTAAGAATAAACAGAATGTGTATTTAGCAATTTGAGCGCCAACAATTCTTGAACCACCTTGATAAAGTTTGAAGGAAGAGTTCATATACTTCTCATTGTCAATTACTTTTACTTCAATGTCATCTGAATGGAAGTCCTTCATATCTAAAAAGCAGTTGTACTTATCTTTATGTTCGATGTCATCGTTCATAATAAGAACCTCCACTTTCGGTCTTGGTTCATCTGCTTTTCCTAATTGTTGTTTGAAGCAAGAGAAAACTGAATTGGAAACTGTCTTGATGTCTCCAAATGCAGGAATAATGATTGAAATACCATCTAAGTTGTTTTTCATAACTTTGTATGTCTCCTTTATAAATATTTAGTATCTTTGTTATTCTGAAAATTTAGTTATATCAAAGTATTATGTGTTGCTACATCTGTGAGAGTAACTGTAACATTTTCAGCTATGCTATATTCCGGATTGTAAACGAAACCATATGTTCCTGTCAAACTTGTTGTAGTTCCTACATTTGTTGTTGTAGCATAATAATGAGATTCAGAAACTTGGTCTGTTACATACTCAACATCTGGGAATGTAGTACTTGACTCAACAGTAAATGTATCAAACTTTGAACTTGTCAATGACTTAGTAACTGTATCAAAAGTAGCAGTTGATGTAGTATATTCTGGATAAGTTTCTGTGTAGTAGATGTATTCACCTTCAACAGAAGCTGTTCCGCCTATGCTGCTTTTTTGTTCATAAGTTACAGCAGATGATGAGCCAGAGAAAGTAGAGTACCATTCATCAAATGGGATTGTGCTTGAGCTATTAGACAATGGGTAATAAATTATATTTGTATTATATGTTGCAGTCAAGAAGTTGGATTGCATAGTATATGTACCTTCTCCAGTAAAGTTGGATGAAGTAGTCATCTGTGTACTTGTACTATAAACAGATGAAGTAGTTACATAAGCAGTCGATGTCCAAGCAGAGTCTGTTACACCATTTGTAGTTGTTGTATATGTATCACTTCTGGTCAAAGCTGTTGTGCTTGAAAAGTTTGGAATTGTACAAGAACCATTAGTATTTGTAGAACTTGAATTTGAAGTAGATGAAGTAGATGATGTACCATATGCAGCAGAGTATAAGTATTTTTCTCCGCCAATTGGTAAAGTGTTTGCTCCATAACTTGAAGTAATTGTGTAAGAAGCATTTTCCAATGCTGCCATACCCAAACTTTGTAATTTGCTTGTCAAGCTGAGAGCAGCTGACTGAATGTATGTAGATGTAGTAACATTATATGTATTTGTACTTGAAGCTGTTGTAGACGCAGATGTATAAGATGACACAGAAGTTGATGTTGATGCTGTTTTAGTCGATGTAGTGTTACCTTGTCTAGTTGAAGAATATGTGTTAGTTTTAGATGATTTTGTTGAGCCATAATGAGTCATTGAGCCTGCTAATGAACTAATCGTTGAGTATGTGTAAGATACAACTTTTGATGCTGTTATATTATAAGATGTTTGTCTAAAAGTAAATCTACAAGATGTACTTGCACCATAGCCAAAGTAACCAGTTCTAGCGGTAAACGCTTGATTGCCAGATTTAGCAAAAGGTGCTGGGTGATTGTATAATTCAGTAGCGTGAGTTGTACTAGCGTGTGTAGACCCACTTCTTATAGATATGTTGGCATTAGTTCTATGTAGTTCTATATCATTTATAGACAATGTTGATAATGAAGATGCAGCATAGTAAGCAGAGAATGAAATCCAGTCATATGATGTAGTGTTGTGCATCCATCCATAAATATAATTTCCACTCTTCAACAATGATACACCGTGTGCGCCACTTACTGAAGTTTTTGATGTTACATAAGGTCGTAATGTTATTCTCGGCCATATCTCTGAAGTTGTTATAGTGTCTAATGTAAGCTCATTAGTATATGCATAAAAGCCATTACCCATAATGAATGCTGCCAAGCTTCCAATGTTACCATCACTTATTTTGAAGAAGCCAAGACTTTTCAAACTTGAAGTACCTGTCGTACCAAATGCTGCAGTGTAAGCAGACTTTTCCCAAGTAGCAGAAGAGTTGGAAATTACTCCGCCATAAGCTGCACCAAAAGTCGCAGTAATGCCAAGGCCATTTGATGTTTGTCGACAATGTGATACTGTATAAGAATTTGTCCAAGAAGCAGATGCACTGTTGGCTGTTGTTGTGTTTACCATTGCAGAGTCAAAAGCAACTCGTGATTGAAAAGCTTGGTATAAATTATTACTACCATTATATGTAATTACAGAAGTTTCAGACCGTCTATATGTACTTCTAGAATCTGAATAGGAAACAGAACTTGTTGAAAGTGTATATACTGCAGATGAAAACATAGTTACATCTATATTACTAAGGTGAACGACTGGCATAGCAGATGTAGTGTTAGAATAAGTTGATAAGCCACTTCCACTTTTTGTTGCAAATGTAACAGACGAATTAGTACTAGAAGATGATGTTGTACTATAATTTGATGCATAAGTTGTATCATACTTTGTGTTACCAGAAGCGTAAACACCTCTCTTGTAAGATGATGAAGCTGAAAGACTTTCACTAATAGCTGTCGACGTTTTTACACTTATAGATGTTTTTCCAGTGTAACCAGATGTACTTACAGATGAGGAACTTCCTGCTGTTCCATAAGTACTTGCACGAGAGTCATTATAACTTATTCTTACATCTTGATTTACTACGCCAGTTCCTGAAACAGATAAGTTTGCAGAAGTAGCAGTTGTAGTAATGAATGATGATTGGCCAGCATAAGCTGTTGTATCTTCTGATGAGCTTTGAGATAAACCAGTTACTCTTGTCAAAGAACTTGTCACTGACTCACCAGACCAAACTGAAATTTCTGCTGGGACTGCATTTCTAAGAATGCTATCATACTTGTATCCCTCATAACTTGTTGTGTCGTGAAGATAAAAGTATTCTTGGTTGTTAGACAAAGCTGAAGAATAGTTGCTCATAATTGAGTCTCTATAGATGTAATCTTCCCAAGTTGATTTACTATCACCGTAAATGTAATTTGTATACATATAATCAACTTGTGTCATCTGAACAGAAGCGTGGCCTGTAACTGATTGTTCAGCATAAGAAACAAAAGCAGTTGACTCAGCATTATATGTATCATTTACTAAGCTTGAGATATATGCATTCATTGAGCTTGAGCAACATTGTCTGTATGCAATACCAAAAGCTGGGTATGCATTATGATATAGGTTGAAAAAAGCAGCACTTGTTCTATACATTTCAGGTATAGGTTCCGCCATAAGCATAGCTGCAGTTGTACGTGTAAGCCCAGCTGTTATATTACCTACGAAGTTTGTCTGTGATGTATGAGTTCCATATGGGTTGAAACTAAGTCCTGAGTATATACTTGCTTCTACTCCATATGTATTCCTTGTTATATAAAAGTAGTCGCCATCTTTATCTATTGTAATGCTATCATTTGAACAAGGGAAGTCAGAGGCATAAGTATAAAGTGGGTCAGCATCATAAGAGTCATTTGTAAAATATATAATTTGGTTTTGAGGACCCGTTTTTGAAATTAGAACACAATTGAAGTCACTTGTAACACTTACAGTAAGCAATGTGCTACCATTGCTATACTTAGATGATGCACTTGCTGCTGGGAATGTAGTATGGCCAAATGACATAGACTCAGTATCATACATTGCAATCCCTCTAACGGAATCATTGTAGTTGTCGCCTGTGTCTTCAATTCTAGTTTCTTCTCTATCAAAAGCAGTGTATGTTACAGTTTTATTATAACTTGTAAACTTAGCATTATCACTTGTATTATAAGAAATATCAGTTATTGTTTTTGTTGACTCATAGCTTGATATAATTGAAGTAACAGCTCTAAATACATCTGTTGATACTGTCTGATTTATGTAAATTGACTCTTCGTGAGATGCAAAACTGCCACTTCTAACAGTTGTAGCATATTGATATGTTGTTATCTCGTCAATCTTTGCAGTTGGAGTAACAGTTGTCCAAGTGCTGCTAATAGCATTTGGCAATTCCTGAGTAAGAGAATATGTTCTAGTAATTTGCTTATCTTTATCTGCTATTCGTAATGGCATTCTATGTCCTCTTATATGATTTCAATTCCTAAATCAGAAAGTGTAATGTTTCCAGTCCCTCTGATGTTATTTTGACAAATTGTTTTCAACTGCATCGCTGACTGCTGAGATATAGCATCAAAGTATCCTTTAGTAGCATTATAAATCAATTCATCATCGACTAAAAGATTTACTGTTTGGCCTAAGATTGTTTGAGTTCCTTCTACAGAAACAATGTACATATCACCGTTTGTATGAGTCAAACTATTCAAGTCAGGTGTATTAGTAGAAGCATCATATTCGCCTTTATATTCTACAGCATTGATTGACAACTGCTCTGACGGAACTCTACCATTAGCATCAAGAGTTGCAACGCCATTTGGTTGAGCTTTTTCAGATAAAGGAATATATGTATCAACAATGTTATTTCCATTTCCGTCACACATTGCTTTTTTGATTGTATCAATAGTTTGAGAAGCGGTGTTATCAAACTCTACAGGAGCATCGGAAGGGTCATCTGATGTATAGATTGTAAGTTTACTTTTTAGAGCACCGCCAATCTTTCCATCTACTTCTAAATTACCTTGAACTCCGAAATCATTCTCAACTACACCGGTATCAATATATGCTGTATCAATGTTTGCTGTAGTAATGTCAGCTGTTCCAATATCAGCTTGCCCAAATGTAGCGTGTGCTAAAGATAAATCACCTGCAATAAATAATTCACCATATACGTCAAGATTTCCGTGGATTACTTCACCATAGCCGTCGCCATTATCACCTAAAACAAATACTCTATTGAGCTCATTTGAAATAGGACAGTCAAAGTTTACATCAACAGTAGACATTGAAGTATCTGAAGTTTGAACTGGTGCATCAACTGAATTATTAGCAACATCGAGAGTATAATACATTTTTTTGATGTTTGCTTCTTCTACACCAATATAAATATGACCGTCATTACCTACGTTGATTGAGTCAATTACATCAAGATACTGCTGAGAAAAGTTGGCCATTACTTGAGGTGTGTTTGCTGTTTGGTCGCAAATCAATGTAATAGAAGCACGAGCAACTTCTGTGCTATCAACAAATACCAACTTAGCAGTTCCATCAAAATAAGGAAGCTTTACAATACCAAGTTCATTTTCGTCAATGTCTAAGTTTATGTAGGAATCATCAGCACGGAAATAATATGAAGTAGCAAGAGAGCCAGTTTTTATTTTATTAGCAACCAAATTAGCTACATTCTCATTTGCTACATTTGAATTGATTACATTAGCATTTGTTACATTTGAAGTGTTGACTGTTTCTGTTGTAATGTCTGCTGAGCTGATTGTAGCATTTGTTATGTTTGAGTCTGTTACAGTTTCATTTGCAATAGTAGCATTCTGAACAGTTACATTGTCAGAATCTATATCATCTGTGATTGTGCCGTTTACATTCAAACTGTTTACATTGATTACATCAGCATCTAATGTACCAGAAACAGTAGCATTTGTAATAGTGGCTCCATCTGCTGCCAAAGAAGTAATGTCAGCATCATCTGCACTAATGTGAGGAGTAACAACATCACTTGAAGCATTGAGTGTATCAACATTTACTGTATCTAAATCTGGTAAGTTGATGTTATTTACAGAGAGATTGTCAAAAGAGCCATTTGTTGCATCTACATTTGATGCTTGAACCAATGTAGCATTTACATTATCAATGTTTCCAGTATCAGCTGAAACAACTTCTGTAGAAATGGAGCTTGATAAATTGTTTAGAGCTGCCTGAATACTTGATAATTGAGTCTGAAGAGCTTCAATCTCTTCCTGAAGCTTTGTGTACTGTATTGATTTGTTATTAGATAAACCTGAATTCAAATTGTTTAGCATTCTTTTAGTTTCCTCTTTAGCTGCTCCAATCTTCTATGATTTTTCTGAACGGAGTCTTTTTTCTTTTCATCAAACATATTTAGGGCATTTTCCTCTAAACGTCTTATTTCTTTCTCTAACTCTTTTCTCTCTGCGTTTGTCATATATAATATTAGTAATTTTATACTGTATATTGTCCTATAATGTATGTTATACCATTTGTTGCTAACATTGCTTTCAATTTATTGCTTTCAAGTTTGTATTGAGCAACACCGCCATCTTTTGATAAGCATTGAAACATTGTTACATTATCAGATGGCACTGAAAGTTCTATTTCAGTTGCATTTTTAGCAACAATATATATTTGAGCAATATGGCCACATAGTATTGATTGATTTTCTAGTATTTGTCCATTGCTTCTTACAATGTTTATGTCTGTCATACTTTGCTTAGGCTCTAAATCATCTGTTTCGAAGTTGTCTATAAGGTCATCATTTTGTTGTATTACTCTATTTATTTCATCTGCAACTGAAGGTGTAAATATATTGGAGTTTCTATTTATTACTTGTAGTGCCATCTTTCTCTCCTTATTTTTTATAATACAAGTCAATGATTACATTTTTATTCAAACTGTTGCTTACTTCTGTGTTATATGAAACTTCTGTCTTATAAACAATGTAATTCATAAAATGTACATCTTTTCCATAGCAGCAAAGGCCTGCTTCATCCATCCAAGATTTGTTTGCTACCATTCCACCTAATAATCTTACACCATCTCTGTTATAGTTTTCATAAGATAATAAAACAGGAGGGTCACAAACTCTCATTTCTTTAGTCCAATAAGCTTGGTATGGAGAATAGCCTACAGGAACATTTATTGCAGTTCTATCATAATTTCTTTCAACAGTTATTGCATTAGACTGTTTACGAAGACTGAAAATCTTTGGTCTAGCATATGCAACAAGAGGCGCCTCATTTACATTGAGAAGATTTACATTTCCATTTATTATAGGAACAATGTTGTCATTTTGCATAAAGTTGGTTGCAAAATCAAAAGCATTATATGAATATGTCATATCACCAGCAATGTTGTAAACTCTTACAGTTTGAGATGATTCATTGTTCCATTTACCAGCAAAACCCCAATAATCATTGTTACAAGCTTCCATATAATAATCAGAGTTTGATATACCATACCAAATGTTTTGTACGTCTTCTCTTTTCTTTACAACTGAAACTGTATAAGAGCCGTCATTACCATAAGTTATACCATTTATAGCAAAGTAAGGGCATATATAATATAAACCGTTGTTATATTTTATTACATTAGTTGAAAAGTTGCCATCATTATAGCCATTTACATAAATTGTTGTTCCATCAGAGAATGTATAATTTTCACAATTAGCTGGAGGTGTGTAGCTTATATTGCTACCAATAGAGCGGGCACCATACTCTGCATTTGATGGTGTTCCATAGTTTACACTAATAAGCTCATTTTTATCTAAAATCTCAGCGTGATACAAGTTTTTGAATATATTACCTACACCTGAGATAAGCTCACCATTTATTGCTCGATAATGATAATCATAATTTTTATTATCAAAAACAGAACTATTCCATTTAGAGTTTGGAGCAAACAACCACATATAAGGAATTATATAAGCTGTGGCGCTTCCTGAGCCATTGAACCATTGAGACGCAGACCCCATTTGCCAAAAGCTTACAGTTGATACTTTTACTTCTGGTATTTTAGATGTAATGTTAGTGTCCAACTTTATTGAGCCGTCTGTATTTATTGAACCTAAGTCAACTGGGACACCTTGCTCTGTAAGACCAATTAGTTTTTGGTTCATACTAGGAATGTCATCTAATTTTGCATTTGCTAAATCTGTAATAGATCCTGAGAAATAAAAATGACCGTATGGCTGAACTGTCTGTTTAGGCTCAAATGAACTAATCTCATCTGAAATAGACTTCAATGTTTCATTTATTCTTGCTTGAGAATACTTATTATTGTAATTGCCTACATAAGAGTTCACTAACATATTCTTCCTCTACAGTTTACAAAATACACATCATATTGTGGTTCAAGTTGACAAAAGAAACAAAGTACTTGGTCTTGTATGAAAAATACTCCATAGTTGGAGATAAAATCAATTGGAGTGTCTAAACTGTTTACTCCTTGAGCAATAACATTGTATTCATATTTATTGTTTTTATCCAAGGTAATAAGCTCATATGCTGTGCCTGCTTTCATTCCTTCACAGTCTAATGTAAATGTCAAATTGATTTTATTTTGAATTGTATTGTCTTTTGAAGTTTTTACTCTTTTAGAAAATACTTTACATATAGGAGTAAATGTATAGTTGGGTTTATATTTTTGAGTTGATGCTCTTTGAAAGCGTTGATGCTGGACGATTACTATATTATTGATTTTGTCAATTTGCTTCGGTGTACAACCTGAAGTTGAGTCTAATAAAGTAATCATCCAAGCATCCTCTTATCAAAATTATTATATTCTTCCTACTTTTCTTACTACAGGGTCAAACTTCAATAATGTCTTGAAGAATGACTTTACTTTTTCATCTGAAGCAACTTTTGATTTCTCATCTTCTCTTTTGAGACCTAAGTTGTACTCTGTCTCATCTGTTCTTTTTGAAGTATTAGACTCAATCTTTTCGATTGGGTTATTACCTGAAATTGAGTTGTTCTTGTCATAGAAACGATTTGCTGAAACAAACAAGTCTTCAGAGTTTTCATCTTTTGTCAAGAAGTCATAAAGTTTAGCAAGTTCTTCATCTGATACTTCTCCAGCATCAACTTTCTTAGCAAACTCTTTGAAACCTTCGAGGCCATCTTTTATCATAGCTATATAACCCTGAGGAGACAACAACTTTCTCAAAGCAGCAATGTTAGAAAATGCGCCATCTCCATATTTGCTACGGAACTTATTGATGATGTTGTCAACATAACTTGAACCTTTAGCAGACCAACTGTCACCACTGCTAGCTTTTACATCATTATCGCCTGTTTTAGAAACAATAATGTCATTGAAGTCTTTTGTCTTTATAGCATCTGATGTTTCATTACGCTTTACTGTATCAGGTTTACTTTCTACAGGACTAACAACAGGAGCTTTCTCTGTTGCTTCTTTTACTGTATCAGATGTTGTTTTAGCTTTAGATGAAATGTACTTTTTTTCAGCGTCTTGGAATCTACCATTCAAGTCGTCATCGAGTTCGATTGTGTTTCTGTACTTGTTATAGTAGTCACCATCATTGTAGCCAATCAATGCTTCAGAGAGGTCAGTGCTCATACTATGCTGCATTGGTAGCCAAGCTCCGATTGCTTCTTTATATCTTTCGTAATTTTCAGCTGTAGGACTCTTGATGAAGTTTTCCATTGAGTCTCTCAAAGAAGTTGTAGCAGCCCCAAGCTTTGTAAGATAATCACCATTGCTGTTGATTGTTTCCATATAGCTTTCATTCTTTTCTGCTTTGTCAAACGCGTCTGCTAATGTCTTGTAACGTTCTGTCCAATCGTTTGTTTCTTTTCCTTCATTACGCTTAGACAATTCTTCAGCCATACGTGTAGCAGAGTAAAGGTCATCAATATCTTTAGTCTCTTCATACTTTTTGAGCGCATTATCAAAGTCTTTATTCAAAGTTGTGTTACCAAGGTTGAATGCTCTTTTAGGAGAATACTTATTGCTAAGATCTTCAGCAAACTGTTCATCATACATTTTGCGGCTTTGCTTATCACCAAGTTTGAAAAAGCCATCATCTTCTTCTGTATCAGTAAAAGTCTTATTTAGATTTCTAATCTTATCTCTATTTGACTCCTCTGCTGTAGGTGAAACACCATCATTTTCTTTTGACTTCATTACTTCTTCTGATGAACTTTGCTCATCAGAGACCTTTTGGTTTGCTACATCATCGGCAACTTTCTGAGCAACATTTGATGTACCTGAAGCTTCTGCAGCTAAACCAGACTCACCAATTCTATTTACGTAATCTTCAATCCAATTACCAAATCCCATATATTCCTCTTTATTCTAATTTATATAATATTAGTAGTAAACAAAAATGGGCACCTCTTATTGAGGCACCCATAGGAGTAAAGTTATGAAAGAAACATTTACCTTTATTCTACAACCGCTACACCAGCTGAGCCAGTCTTGCGGAGGATAAAGTTACCATAAACATTAGCTGCAATACGGAATTCAGGACCATATTCACCAGCTACACCATTTTCAATAGTGAACAATTTGTCCATATTGAGTTTAGCAGTTGGAGTATCACCAATTCCCTGGTCACCTACAGCTTCAATATCATATTTACCGAGCTGGTCATTACCAACTGGAGCAAGTACTTTACTTACATTACCAAGGTCATAAAATGCCAAGTCATCTTTTTCCAAAGAGTATGCTTTACCCTGAGTACAATAAGGGTCAATTACAGTACGACCAATGAAAGCATCACCGAAAGCAGTAGACAAGTCTGAAAGACCTGCTGTTACTTTATTCTTGTTTTCACCCTGGTTTGTAGCCTGCCACAAGTTTGCCTGTACACCAAGTTCAGCACCAATTGCATCCCAAGTTTCATCATTGACAATAATCATATTGTTCAATCCACCAGCACGTTTTGTTTTCTTGAGCAATGTTACCAATGCATCAGAAAGACGTGTATTACCACTAGCAGCAGCTTTTACGAACTGACCTGCAAGACGAGAAGGTGCTTCAGAACGGTCAACACCTCGGAATGGAGTTGCGATATATGTTGTCCAGTTTGCGCCTGTACGGTCAAAGTCAGCTGGGATAATATCACAAAGACCTTCGATACCTCTAGCTTCATTACCCTTACGAGCTGAATAAAGCTGGATGTAGTCTCCATTATAAACAGTTCCACCAGTTACAGAAGCTGTAGCTGTAACAGAAGTATCATCAATAGCAGTTACTGTGAAAATAACTGGAGTTGAGTTACCACCTAACAATGCATCAGAAGCAACAGCTGTATCAGCAGCACCAGCAGTAGCGATTACGAAACGAGAACCTAAGTCAAGTTTCAAAGCACCAGCAGATGTGATGTTGAATGTATTGCTTGAAGCAATTGTGATACCAGAACCAGAGTCCTGAATGCGGTCAATAGTACCATACTTACCACCGTAAAGGTACATAGCCAATTCTTTTGAGATACCATCAAAACAAGCAGACATCTTGTTAGCCAAGATTGACATATAAGCGCCTTTCTCTTCACGTGAAGTCAAAAGTTCAGGCTGGTTGATGTTGAAATATCCCATAGCGTAACCCTGAGTAGCTTTCCATTCAGTGTTACGAGCACCTGCGTTATTAGCAACTACGTCTGTATATACAGAACCGAAGTTACCACCATTACCATACTGAGCTGCATATGCAAGTTCTTTTCCAGAACCCCAGCTCTCTTTCTTCATTGCAGAAAGTACAGGAGAAGCCTGATACTTGTTGTTTGTTACTCCTGAGAGGTAAACTGTCTTCAAGAGTTTCTGCATATACTGGTCTGCGACAATAGCCATATCTAATTATTCCTCTTTATAAATTATTTGTACTCTTCAAAAATTTCTGCCAATTCTTCCTCAGAGTCATCAGAAGTATTGTCAGCCTCTTTCTTAGCTGATTTCAATGCTGCAAGTTTATCCTTGAGTTCATTGATTTTAGCTTCAATAACTGCTTTTTCATCAAAACCATCAGTTCCATAACCTTCAGCTTCTTTGAGATTTTGATACAATTCTTTGACACAATCAAAGTCATCACCACAAAGAACCTTCATTGGCTCTGAGATTTCAGCAATCATTGGACCATAAGACTCAGTGAAAGCGTTGAAATGCTCTTCATCAGCATATTCATTAGCAGCAGACTCCAAGCCGCCAATAATTACATCATTGACAAGGTGTTCTACTGCAGCAATGCGTGTATCAAGAGTTTCAAGACTTGCTTTCAACTTCATAAGAAATTCTTTATCCATTGCTAGTTTCCTATCATCCTTTATATATAATATTAGTTATTTTCTCTATATCTGTCTAGTCTTCTGTCTATTAGCTTCCCATTGGTCTCTAAATGACTGGTAGCTTATTTCATTCTTTGTTGTTGGCCTAATTGTCATTTTAGTTCCATCTGAGAATACTACATCAAGAGCAACAGGATTTACAGCATAAGCAACTTTGTTTATAAGCTGCTCTAATGTCTCATAAGACAAGTCTGCTTTCCTAATAGCTCTAATGTTTTTACGAAGCTCAGCTTCTTCTTTCAATAATTGTCTTGCTTTCTTCCATACTTTGAACATATTTATAATCCTACATTTTGAACGCCATTTACATTAGACTCAGCTTGTCCTTCCTCTAATGCTGGTTGTTCCAGTGTTTGAGATATATCAGCTGCATTGATTGCACTAGGCGCTACACCAATACCACTTTCTGATACCATTGCTTCTTCAGGCTGTTGAGTTTGGATAAATCCTTCGCTTGTCATAATTGACATCAAATTATTTTCCAAAGCAACAATGTTGTTTAGTCCTTGAAGAACATCTTTATCATTTTTAGCATCGCCAGTCAATGAAGAATAAAGTTGATTTTCAACAATAGTAATTCTCTGAGCTAATTGCTGATAACCGATATAGTCTGGGATGTCTGTGTCACCAGTTTCAATACAAGTTTCTATAAGTTTATCAATACCATTTGAAACAGCTTCAGCGCCTTCATAAGCATCATTCAAGTCTGGAGTATCTAAGTACTGTCCTACTTTTTCAGGTCCAATCAAACCAACTTGAGAAAGCTGTAAGATTTGTTTCAACTTTTCTTGAGGATCCTTACTTAGAGCTGTGGCAGCAGAATACTGGATTTTATATGCTGACTGTTCTTTCTTTACATCTTTCCATTTGAATGAACTGTTTTCATAGCCTGGGAGTACAATGTCAGCATCTTCAGGAAGAACATCAATCAATACTCTAGCAAGTTTTACATAAGATGAAACATATTTTGTTACTTGTGTTTCAAATCTATCAGATTCAATGTCTTCCATTGTTTGTAAAGCTGTACCGCTATCCAAACCTGCTGGTTTTTTACTCATTGCAGACAACTGAGAGATACCTACAATTTCATAGGCTTGTTTGATGTAATACTCTAACAACTGTTGCCAAGATGGGTCAAATGGAGAAGGTGTAACATTTACAACAGGAATTGTACTCATCCCAGGAGGGCATTTTACACCATAAACATTTCCTACTCTGTTATTTATATCACCCGGCTGTAAGTTTGAACCTTCTAATACATAAGTTGTATTTGCTGGAGTCAACTGAGCACAAGCAGAAATTTTAGAGTTTATCAAATCAATCTGTGTCTGAATGCTATCAAGTTCTTCTACAATAGATGGGGTGTGGTTACCATAAATAGGTTCATTGAATGAAAGTGAAACAATTGGTAAGCTCTCACCATTATATTTATGAGTTCCTTTTACTTGTCTATCAACAAGTTCTGTTACATTCTTTGTTTCTGTATCAACAAAAACTTCATAAGTAATATATTCTTTATCTTTGATACCTAAAGCAGAAGCTGGGTAGTTGTTATACTTTACAAGAAGTTTAGTTTCTTTAGCATAAGTCTTTTCAGTAGCTAATGTTGCTACACACCAAGAAGGTAGTACTTCGATTTTGAATGTTATAGGATTTACCCAAATATAACCTGTGCCAAATATACAGCCTTCAAAAAATGCTTTTGAAATCTTTTCGTGAACATTTTCTTGTTCATAAATTGCATCAAAGAATTGTTGTGCTTGTTTTACAACCTGTCTTGTTCTATATGTTCCATTTACTGGAGTAAAATATGGTCTTGCTTTTTGATTAGCAAGTTTAGAAACGATTGAGTCAATAGCAGATTTGATAACATTTGTATAAGCAGAGCGGAACAAGTCACTGTCTTGTCTATAATCAAAACCTTGGTTCCAACTGTAATCATATTCCCAAGCAGTTCGTAAATCAACTGTAGGGTCATTCTTATAACGAGCATAATTATAATTGAACCTTTCTAATTGAGAATCTATAATAGATGAAAGTTTGCTGTACACTTTATTGTCCATTGTTTATTACTCCTAGATTTTGAATTAGGCTTTGTTTATAATTAGCCTTCAATGCTCTTGTTTGCTGACTCAACTGTTGGTTCTGTAACTGCTTCTGCTGTTGGAGCTGGAGCTGTTCCTGTTGCTTCTGTTCCAATTCCTGTTGTTTCTGTTGTTCCCTCGGTTGAACTATCGAGCTGTCTATCCATCTCTGTGCTATTGTTTTCATCTGTCTTTCCTACAATATGTCTTGCTAATGCTGCACAAATACCTAAACAGGCAAGTGCAACCATATCTGATTTTACTTTATAAATACCATCTTCTAATACTACAGCAGAGTCAAGCCCAGGTACTTCTAAAAGCTCTTGAGCTACTGGTCCAATATGTAAACCTTCAGCTGCATCCGATGGTGCTTTTTCATTATATTCATATTCATAACAACCAATTTTATCTGCAATAGCCTGAAGTATTTCCAATTCAGTGGCAACATACTCAGGACTATTCATATCTGGTTTGTCATCACTTATTTGTTCAAAATATGAAAAGTCCATTACTTTATCTCCTAAAACTTCAATAATTTAGTAAAGTATGCTTTTACGCTCTCATCTGAAGGTGTTGCTGCTTTTACTGCATTTCCTACACCTTCACCTAATGTTTTTACTGGTTCTGTAAATACCTGTGTCCATTTACCTGCAGTTTGAGCAGCAAGCTGGTTTGGAGTAATACCCATTTGACTAGCAAAGAGAGAAGCAATCTGTGTAATCTGTTCTCTATCAAAACCTTTAGCCAATAAAGCATCAAGTGTATCTGACATTTTATGAACATCTTGAGAATAAGCAGCATCCATCAATTCTTTCTTTGAAGCTGTATCTAAATTAGAAGCGAGTCTCATCAACTGTGCTTGAGCTGTGTTATCAATTGTAGCAGCTTTTTCAGCTGTTTGAACATCCTGTCCTGCTCTTACTTCTTCTGCTTTATTTTGACCTTGAGCACCTGAAATAAGAGTATTAGCTTGGTCAATTTGTTTACAATAAGCTTGATACTTATTATCTAAATCTGTAAGTTTAGAAAAATTGATTGGAGCAATTGTTCCACCTGAAAGAGCAAATAACACTAATGAGATGGCAGAAGCAACATATCCAATCTTTTCAGCATTATCTGCATAATCCCATTTACTCATAGGTTTATAAAGACCATCATTTGTTCTTTCAGCCATTTGAGCAAGACCAGCATCTAAGCCATTCTCTACCGACTTTTGAGCATTAGTATCTCCACTCAATGCATTACTGATTGTATTACTATCCATTCCAAGTTGAGCTAAACCATCTTGAGCATCTACAAAATCATCTGTAGGTGCATTCATTTCAGAAATAGCTTTTTGCTCTTCAGCTAATTCATTCTGTTTTATATTGATGCCTTCATCTACAGGAGGCTCTGCAACCATCTTTTGTTCAGCTTTAGCAAGTTCAGCGTCGTTCTTAGCCTGTTGTCTTTTATCTTTCAAAGATGTATATGTACCATTAGCCTGAGCTGCTTCTCTTTCAGCTTTCTTCTGAGCCAAAAGTTCTTTGCCATTTTTCTTTGGTACAATCTTATCTGCAGTTTTACTTGTATCGTTTATTTTCATTTTAGTTTCCACTTTAGTTTCCACTTTAGTTTCCCCCAAAGAATGATGAAGCCATAGATGAAGCAGCTTGTCCCATTCTGTTCAATCTGTTCTGTCTTGTTGCATTGATGTCATTAGCCTGAGAGTTTACTGTATTTACAAGATTGCTTGCATTCTGAGATGCTTTGCTCAATTCATTAGCAATCTTTTGCTGTTGATTTGCTTGTTCCATACCAGCTGCTCTTGAAGCTGTTTCATCATAACCACTTTGAACTGCGTCGTTAGCTGCTTGAGCACCTTGAATAGCTGACATCAATTTAGATGCACCACCCATAGAAGCAGCAGCCTTTGCTTGTTTCTTAGCAATACCAGCTTTATCATTAGCTGCTACACCAGCTGCAGCTCTACCTTTGTTATACAATGTTTCAACATCATCAGTAGTTGTATCAACTGAGTTTATCATTTGCTGAGCAGCTGCGGCAGCTCTAGATCTCATACTATCTGTTTGTTTTGTTGTAAAGCCAAAAAAGTCGGTCAACTTATCCCAGAAGTTTCTGTCGTCTTTGTTGACATTGGCATATACTTCATCCCAGTTTATCATATCTGTCCTCTTCCTATATTTACACTATAGTTTGTAATTACTTGATTATAGAATTCACCTTTACTTGGAGCTGCAATAAATTGTTCTACAACTCTTTTTGGTACGTCAGGAAAATTATAACCAGTCCCATCTCCGCCTTTGAACCAAATTGTCAAAATTGAACTTTTAGGATCATATTCAAATGATTCAATAGCAGTAGAGTCGATGTCATCCTCTTGTAATGTTTCATCATCTGCAGGTATATATCTGCCTTTCAACATTCCATTTACACGAGCGGATTGAGGATTTGTTACTTTGATTTTTCTACCTTTGTCAAGGCCTCTTTGAACATCATAATTGAAGTCTTTACCAGAAAGTTTATCAAATGTAAGCATTCTTTTGAAAGAAGGGAATCTAATAAAGGAAGCCATTTCTCAACTCCTTCATCAACATAAGCTTTAGTGTTTCATCAGGTAACAAACCGATGCCAGCAACTTTTCCATAAATAGCTCTTCTGAATACATCATCATTCAATGAACCAGTAAGAAACCGTTTTATTCTCATATCAGAAGCAATTTGAGCTTCATCTTGTGGCTGTTCAGGTTGCTGACCTTTTACCCAGTTTGAATAATTCTTGAAGTCCATTGTTCCACTTACCATACTCTAATACCTCTTACTACGTTGTTGATACGAGTTGCGGGAACTGAGTCCTTTCTCAGTGTATCATAGAATTGCTGTTCAACTTGTGGTAGTTTTTCTGCTACAAGATAATTGTTTTCTAAGCCGACCATTGATGCTAACAAAGCACCAAGTCTATATTCTAATAAGGAATAAAACTCATTGTTTGGATATGAAAGAATTGTGTCAGGAACAAATGAACTGTAATAGAATGTGCTGTCATAATAATTATAGAATACAACACCTCTACCAGTTTCAGAGTTTGTCCAAGCTGCTACAATTTTTCCCAAAGTTGTTTTGCCTTTACATTCAAGATGTGTCCATTCTGTAACAGAGTCACCATCAAAAATAGCAATGTGGTTGTCTGTATAGTTTACAAAGATGTAAGGATCAGAAACAACAATAGACTCTATCTCAAGAGCGGAGTTTACTTTCAAGTCTTCTGTAATGTCAGTAGTGTTTCCGTCTCTGTCTGTAAATGTTACTGTGCCACTTGAAAATGAAACAGAACCTCCAAGATAATAATTTGATTTAGAAACAGGTGAAACGCCTGTTACAACAGATTTCTTTTTGAATGAGTATGTTGATGCGTTGCCATTTACAACAAATGAAACATAATCATCATTCATTCCAAGCCAAGTTGCATTATCAATTGTAACTGTTGCACTTCCAAAGTTCATTTCTTCATCATCATCTGGTGCTGTCAATGTAATTGGTACAACAGAATACTTGATACTGTAAGAATGATTGCCAGTTTCATTTATAATCTTTACAACGTTATTCTCAATCTTGTAAGTTCCATCAATAAACTGTTTTGAACTTGATGGAGAAAGTGGCTCTAAATGCTTTTCATCGTATTTTCTATAAACACCTAAAACACGGTAACAGTCATTTGGTAATTCATATTCAGAGCCTGTAAAGTCAACATAGCTCGAATAGAAGTTGCCGGTTTCTGAGATTTCTTTATATAATTGTAGGTATTCATCATTGAGCAATCCAGTTGAGATTTCAAAATCACTAAAGTCAGAATTTTGAACGTGGCCCAACCATCTTGCTGCTTTGATTATTTCTTTACAAGTCTTCGTAATCATAATGTTATATAATATTAGTTGAAATAATTATACCTTATCGTGTACAGAAACAACAATCTCTTTTTCTTTTTCTATGATAAGCATTACACAAGGCTTTTTGCCTAACAAAACTTTTCTATCTTTACAACCATCACAACCTGTACAGGATGTCATTGGTCTTTGAAGTCTTAGAGGTTTTCC